GATACGACCATCGACATACCATCTTCTAAAGATGTCGTGGCCTCTTGTGTTAAATTGTAGAAGTCTTAAAACTTCATTAAATTCGTCTTCGATTTTCTTTCTTACTTCATCACCGTAAGGTAGATTTTCTACATTTACTTTGACAGCAGCAGACATCTCATTCGCCACAATTGCTTCATTGACAATATCTTCGATTGCCATATCGCACTCGGGGTGTAATGAGATTTCTCTATATCTTCGGATTAAATCAGCTTCAGTTTTGGCCGTACCTTCCATGTCCAGGTATTGACCAAAGTAACCACCAGCGGCGATGGTTTGTGTACCATCATCCGCTGGAGCTACAGTAAAGCTTTGTTTTGGATCCGACTGCTTTTTCAGCCTTGTGATAGAAAATCCAAATAGTTCAGCCATTATATTACCTCTTAATTATATTGGTAATACTTATCCACTTAAAATTAAGTGGTTGTATTACTTTCAAAGTATTGATACGCAAATGTTACTGAAAATTCTTCAATAGCAGTTGCTTCATCAAAGTTCAAGTCAATAGCAGCAATGTTGATTGGATACAATCCTCTTAATGTATAAGATTTAATTGTATTTCCGTTTCTATCTAAGTGGTCAACAAAAGCATCAACTTGATAGTCAACTGGATTTGTTAATCCTTCGTTGTCTGTCATATTGTTGATACCATTTTGCCATCTTTCGAAAGCGTTTCTTAACTTAAAGTTAGTATCGTTAAGAACAGTTACGGACCAATCTTCAAAGGTTCTATCACCAGCGATTTTAATTTGTCTGCCACGGAATGGAACATTAATGTTACCAACTACCATTGCAGGAATTGTTGTCGCTCTACATAAAAAAGCTAAGTCTTCGATTTCACCACCCACAGCAGCGTAACCTGGAAAAGGCATTGTTACCTTAAACTGGTTTGCTCTTGCACCACCGCCAGCGAGTTTAGCTTTAAAATCGTTAATATTAGGCATAGTTATTTCTCCTTTTTATTAACCAGCTACTTCGTCAAAACTGACGCCAGTTCTAGTTGCAACGAATTGTAAAGTGATAAAGTTGATACTTCTAGCAGGTTTAATGAAAATCTCTGCTATAAATTCATTTCTATCAATTACTTCGCCTGTGTTGTTAGTTTCATCACACACTACTAAGAAGTCTGTGATACCTCTACGACCTTGTACCTCTCTAAGGAAAGGCTCTACAATGTTTCTAAAGTTCGCTCTTGTAAATTCATCATTGAATTCAAACAATTGGAATTTAGAAGCAGTTGAAATTGCCTTCTCTAAAGTGATAAACAGTCTTCTTACATTGATTCTATCAAATGCACTTGGTGAAGATAAACCAGTTTTATCTCCGAATAAAACAGTTCCTTGACCTGGGAAGGTAGAAACAGGATTTACTCTCTTAGGATATAATTGGTCTCTTTGTGCTTTTGTAGGATTGTAAGCAAGTTTAACTGCGCCTCTAATTGTACCTCTATTGAAGCCTGCTGGTGAATACCAAGCATCTGCAACAAGGTCAGTTCTAGCCGCTAGACCTGCCATATCACCGTTTAACGGTACATATCTGTAAACATCATTGTATCTGTCGTACATATATTTGTAACCAGAGTCAAATACAACATAACTTGAAGAACGAATGTTATCAAAGAAATCAATAACATTTGTTGTTTGTGTATTTGTGTTAGTTACATTGACTACATCTGCTCTTTGTGGAGAAGCAAAAACGATAGCGTCTTTTCTTTCTTCAGCAATTGTGATTAGATTGTCAATATGTGTTGTACTACCAGAAGGACCAGCAATGATTAAACCTACATCTACAGTTTCGCCATCTTCAAACTTCTCGTAAGCAGCTTTTAGTTGGCCTGTAGTTACAGTTGAACCATTTGAACCACCAGACATTGAGTTATTCGTTGGTGTATTTACAGCTGTGTAAGTTGTACCTGAAGCTGCTGTACCCCAATTTGAAGCACTTGCGTTGTGGTCAGTCCACCAAATGTATTTTGATTTAGTCGCAATTACATTTGGATAATAGTTATCATCTCCTTGCGGAGTTTTTGCATCAGAAGCTTTAGATACTTTTGAAAAAGTTTCTAGTACAGTTCCAGGAACACCTGAAATTCCACCATCTTCGTCAACGACTACAATGTGGATTTCATCATTAGCACCGTTTCTTGTAGAAACATAGCTTGAAGTGCCTGGCGCACCATCAACAGAGTCATAATATCTCCATTTTCTTTTGATACTTGCGTCATCAGGATAAGCAGTTTTTAAACCACCTGCACCTCTAGGATGTTGAACGATACTTAAATCGTTTGTAGAGATTGCTGTGATTCTGTACTTCTCTCCTGTATCAAAGTCTGAACCAGATGCTGTTGATGAAAATTCAATAATGTCACCGACATTGAATGCTGTTCCATCATCTACAGTTACAGTTGTATCTCCAACTGCTACTGTGTCATCTAATTGGTTAGAGCTTGATAGTGTTTGCTCATAAGCGGTTGCTGATGGACAAGTAGAAACAAGTAAATTGTTTCCATATGTACCAGCGCTTCTAGCAGCAAAAATTGCTGAGCCAGCCGAACCACCTGAAGCATAGTTATTTTCGTAATCATCGCCATTTTTAATCAACACACCTGTTCCAGATGTAGAAGCATTAACGGCAGATGTTTGGGTAGCTCGCACCACTCTAAGAGCGTTAGAATATTGTAAGAAGTTGGCAGCGCTGAACCAATACTCAAAGTTGCTTGAGTCAGGTTTGCCAAAGGTATCTACTAATTCTTGTTCGCTAGATATTGCTACGATTTCATCCAATGGACCGTTATTCGCCACAATAGCGACAGCACCGATTGAAGTTGACACCGCAGGAATGATTCTAGTTAAATCTCTTTCCTGGACGAGAACACCTGGTGATACTTGAAATGCCATAGGTTTTCTCCTTTAATTAGCTAATTATTTTCCTCATATCATTATATGGTTTCAATACTCGTATTATTCATACGCCCATATTCAAACTTATTCACTTGTAGATATTTATAATATACACAAATTAGAGATTTAAAACCCTTTTCGTATATCTACTGGATGCCATACTGTACCATATTCATCTACTTCAGGTTCAGTATCGCCTAATCCGTTGTCCACAAAACCAAAAGGAGCCATATCTTGCTCGATTAATTGTTGTTGTTCCATGTACAATTGATTTCGTATATTAGAGTTTGATAACTCTTTAAAGTATTGTTGGTTCGATAACCAACCAAATATGACTAAACACATCATTAAGTCATCATTACAACCATCCTCCGCCATCCAGGAGTTACCACGCCTACTAAAAGTTGACATCTCCTCTATGAGTTGAAAGTCATTAAGTATCATTTTGTCTGATTCGATAAGTGTCTTAGCACTTTGACAACCTAAAGCTTTGACTTGTTTTGTCATACGAACACCGATAGATGTACCACGACCACTAAACATAGCACCTAATATTTGACCTGCTCGGCCTCTTTGTGTAGTCATCATCATATTATCGTATTCTAATTCCATGTGCATAATTTCGGATATCTGCTGACCAATATCATTGACTTCAACTAATATATGAGCGTGATTATATCCTTTACAAACTTGTTCTATGATACTTGGAAAAACATGGGGCTTAATTTCATTATTTTTATATGTACATACAACTTCATAAGGTATTTTAGTAACATCAAACACTATAAAGGCTGAATAGTCTTTACCTGTTCCACGAGCCACATCAACTGTACAAGCATACATTCTGCCTTTTTCTGGCCGTTTAAACATATGTAAACCATTTTTACTCTCAATCGCCGGTACATAAGGGGTCGATTTTATTTTTGCCGGCGATATAAGAGTGTCTACCGAACCTAAAAACTCACACTCAAACTCTTGTTGAAATTGCTCAGGTGAGGTATTTCGTATAGTCGTTTCTTTCCATTTTTCATCTCTACCTGGAACTTCCGACCAATGTACTTCGATAGGTACATAATCATTTTGTTTATTGATTGCATCAACCCATAACTTGTAGTACATATTCATACCGTGAGGTGTTGATACAATAATCATCTTTGTACTTTTACCAGATGAAATAGTAGGATAAACTGAACTAAAAAACATTTCGGCAATATTAGCCGGTACGAAAGCAAACTCATCTAAGAAAATAATATTAAATGAACCACCTCGAATAGCACTTGATGATGTGGCAGCCGCAACAATGGTTGATTTGTTTTCTAACTCAATGTTACCTTTGTTCCAATTAATTACGCCTTGTTGCAACCACTTAGGAAGATTTTCGTATGCGAGTTGCAATCTTCCGAGGATGTCACGAGCCGTAGATGATTTGTTTGCAAGTATAGCAATATTAGAATTAGGATTAAAAAGCGCAAAATGTAATAAGTAAGAAATAGTCGTTGTTGACTTTCCTGACTGCCTCGGTAGTTTACAAATAGTGAATCTGTTATCGTGTATAGTTCTTACAATATGTTTTTGAAATTCATACATCTTAAAAGGTACAAGACCTTCATCAAGTGATACAATCTGTATGTATTTTTCCATAAAATAAAGAGGGTCTTTTTCACACTTCTTATATTCTAAGATTTGTTCCTTAGTAAATTCTTGTGGTGTGTTGACCTTTTTTAAATTAGGGTTACCTAAGTATGCGTCACTCATTGATTATTATACCTTCTATATGCGTGTAACCTAATTTGACAGCGGCCTGAATTCTACTACTGCCTTTATGTACAGCATATTTGTGTTCGAAATAAGGTTTACCGACAGCACCTTGTCTTGGTGTGTCACTTATAATTCTAACTTCTATCTCTATAGGATTTATCATTTCTTCGCCTTGTAAAAGATTGGTTAACAATAAACCATTCTTAACATAAGCTAAATCACTTATC